AGATATAATAAATAAAATTAATATTAAATAATAATTAAAAGAAAAGAACAAGGGGAAAAACATGGAAGATAATATACCAGGACCATATACATTACTTAGATATCCTGCTAACTTAGAAGAAGTAACAGGTAAACCAACTGGTCAAGGCTTTGGTGCAGCTCGTAAAGGACCTCAAGTACATGGTGGTCCTATAGAAGCTATAGTAGATGAAGACTATCCTGAAGGTGAATCTTTTTCTACATCTACTAAAGATGTGAAAAACATTGGAGTAAAGTAATGAGTAAAAGTAAAGGATATGGACAAACTAATAAAAAGAAAAAATGGAAGTTTCTGGAACCACAAATACATTTAAAGAAACAAAAAAAACTAGCAGGTTCTAAATCAAGTGGTTTAAAGAAGAAAGCTGGTGGTGGTAAAATAATGCAAGGTTATAAAAAAGGTGGTAAAGTTTAAGAATGCCTTTTGCATCTAAGAAACAAAGAATTTATTTAAGAATTAATAAACCTAAAGTTTATAAACAATTTAAAAAAGATATGAAATCAGGTGGAAAACTGATTGATAATTCTGGACAGAAGTTTGTTCGGAAACTTTATAATAACGGAGGAAAAATATTATGAACGCAATAGTAGAAAGATTTAAAGAACCCTCATCTTATTCAGCAATAGCTGCTGTATGTGCAATGGTAGGCATAATTGTACCTAGTGATTTATGGCAAAGCATTGTTTTAGTAGGATGTGGGGTTGCAGGTGTATTAGGATTTTGGTTACGAGAAAAGAAGTAAATTCTAATGGCAACATCTGGAACTTATAATTTTACTTTAGATATAGATGAAGTAATTCAAGAAGCTACCGAGATGATTGGTGGTGAACAAACACTTGGACATACTCCTAAATCTGCTAGACGTTCAATTAATTTAATGTTGAATGACTGGCAGAATAGGGGTATTTTATTATGGAAAACATATACAACTGCTGTAACAGTTTCAACAAGTGTAACAACTTATGATCTTAGTAGTTCTACAACAGACGCTTTACATATTAATTTACGCAGAGATTCAACAGATATTGAATTACAAAGACTATCATTTGAAGAATATTTAAATGTACCAAATAAATCTCAAACAGGAAGACCAACACAATATACAGTTAAAAGAGATTTAGCTAATCCAATAATACATCTTTATCCTATTCCTGATAATACTACTGATATTTTACAAATAGAAGGTATACGTCAAGTTGAAGATGTTAATAAATCAGCCGAACAAAATGCTGATGCTCCTGTTCGTTTTTTACCAGCTTTAACATGTGGATTAGCATATTATTTATCTATGAAACGTCCTGGAATTCCAATGGATCGTATAGCTATGTTAAAAGCAAATTATGAAGAAAAATTATCTAATGCTTTATCAGAAGATAGAGAACGAGCAAATTTATTAATTAGACCTAAATATAGGTATGTATAATGGCTTCTAATAAAAATGCTCTTGCTATGTGTGATGATTGTGGATTTGTCTATCCACATAGAGTAATGAAATTAAATAGTTATGGAATGTTAAATTGTCCAACATGTTTTGATGGAGCATATGATTTAAAGAATCATCCTCAAAATAAAATACCTAATGTAAGAGATGATATAACAATTAGAAATCCTCGACCTGATATTGGTGGTAGAAACTTAGAATGGCAATTAGCTAATTTTACATGGGAAGATTCATCAGATCCAGATAATAAAAAGTGGAATACAGTATGACAAAATTAGAAGGTAAATTAATTAATTCAACTTATAAGCAACTTCTTAAAATGGGAGTTTCTACTAATAATGGTGTTGATGCATCTCTAATAAATGTACAAACAGGAGATGGAACGAATACTGCAATAAAAGTAGCTACAAGTGCTATGAAAGTTGCAGGTACATTTGGAGTAGAAAGTAATGCATCTGTATCAGGTGATTTACAAGTTACAGATAAAGTTTGTGCCTCAGCATATTATGGTGATGGTTCTAATCTTACAGGTATTACCATGTCAATTGGTGGAGATGTATCTGTATCAAGTTTAGTTGTTGCTAATACAGCTACTATAGGTGGTACATTAACAGTAGGAGGAGCTGCACTTTTTAAATCAACAGCAACTGTAAGTGGAGCTTTTCATGCAGCAGGTGCTGGTAGTTTTGCAAGTACTGTTACAGTTGTTGGAGCTACACATTTACAATCAACAGCTTCTATAGCAGGTGCTACTTCTATAGGTGGTGCAGTTAATTTACTAAGTACTGCCACAGTATCAGGAGCTGCAGGATTTTTAGGAACTGTTAGAGTTTCAGGTAATACAACAATAGGTGGTAGACTTGATGTAGCAGGAGCAGCATCTATAGGTGGTAATGTTACTGTTAAAGGAGATGTACATGTAAGTTCTAAAGTATGTGCTAGTGCTTTTTATGGTGATGGTTCAAACTTAACTGGTGTTACAATGTCTATTGGTGGTAATATATCAGTAGGTAATGCTACAGTAGGAGGTAACCTATATGTTAGTGGAACGACAACTGTTGTAGGAGCTACTCATTTACAAAGTACATTAAGTGTTGCAGGAGCTACTACAATAGGAGGAGCTGTAAATCTTTTAAGTACAGCTACAGTTTCTGGAGCTACAGGATTTTTAGGTACAGTTAGAGTTTCAGGAAATACTACAATAGGTGGAACATTAGATATAGCAGGTAATACATCTGTAGGTGGTACATTAGTTGCTGCAGGTAAAGCTGAGTTTAATAGTGACGTATGTGTATCAGGTAATACAATTCTTGTTGGTAATGCAACTGTAGGTGGTACATTAAGTGTAGGTGGAGCTGTAAATTTATTAAGTACATTAACAGTAGCAGGTAATGCATCAGTAGGAGGTACATTAACTGTAGGAGGTGCAACACATCTAGCTTCAACTTTAACTGTTGTAGGTAATACAACTTTAACAGGTAATTTAGGTGTTGGTGGAACTGCTAGAGTTTCAGGTGCAACTTCATTAGAAAGTACAGTAGTTGTTGCAGGTGCAGCAACATTTGCTTCAACAGTAACAGTATCAGGAGATGGTACATTTAAAACAGATGTTACTGTATCAGGAGATATACGAGTCGGAGGTACTGCTACTATAGCAGGTAATGCATCAGTAGGAGGTACTTTACAAGTTGGTGGTGCAACAACAATAGTAGGAGCAGGAACATTTAAAGATTCTGTATCTATTAGTGGTGGATTAGTCGTTGGTGGTACTGTAACAATAGCAGGAGCTAATGTTCAAGCAGCAAATGCAAAAGTTTGTGCTAGTGCTTTTTATGGTGATGGAGCTAATTTAACAAATGTACCTTCAGCTATAACAGGTAATATATCCGTTAATAATGCTACAATAGGTGGTACTCTTTATGTTGGAGGTACAGCTACTATTGTAGGTAATACAACTATAACAGGTAATTTAGGAGTAGGAGGTACTTTCAGAGTATCTACTAATACATCTTTAGAAGGTGGTTTAGTAGTAGGTGGTAAAGCTGAGTTTGATGGAGCTGTATGTGTATCAGGTAACACAGTATTAGTAGGTAATCTTGCTGTAGGTGGTACAACAACTATAACAGGAGCTGTTTCATTAGGAAGTACCTTAGATGTTGCTGGAAATGTATCTGTTTCAGGTGATTTAAATATTGGTGGACATGCAACAGTTGCTGGAGCTATGTCAATAGGAGGTGCAGTATCTGTTGGAGGTGCTGTAAACTTAGCAAGTACATTAACTGTAGCAGATTATTCTCACTTTAAAGATGATGTATCTGTATCAGGTAATGTACATATAGGAGGTACAACAACTATAACAGGTGCTGTATCTCTTGGCAGTACATTAGATGTTGCAGGTAATACATCTGTTTCTGGTGATTTAAATATAGGAGGACATGCTACTATAGCAGGAGCTATGTCAGTTGGAGGAGCTTTATCAGTTGGTGGAGCTGTACATTTAGCATCAACATTAACTGTGGCAAGTAATGCATCTATAGGTGGTACATTATCTGTTGGAGGAGCTACACATTTAGCTTCAACCTTAACTGTTGCA